TTTTAATATTTTCTTTAATTCATTATTAATAGTAAAATTATAAAGAATCTATTCAAGATGAAATAAATGTAAAATTGTTCATAGATTATACAAATTATATCTAATCTTACAAAGAGGATTTGTTATCACCTAAATAAAACATCCTTTTTAGTACAGCTATTGATTGTCTTTTTAAGATCAGGCATAATCTGTTCAGTTAAATATACATTAAAAATTATATTGATATCAACATTGATACATTATCAACAGATGTTCAGATTGATGATATTAATTTAACTCCAGATTATATATATTATAATTAAGAAACAGACACATAAGATATATATGAATTTTCAGTAGTCAAAAAACATAATGTGGCTATTTGGAGAAAAGGGTTAAATTTAGATAAATAGTCAGCTGTTATTACAGAGTATAAAGAGAAAAAATGTAGATAATATGGTATCTAATATGACATTGAAACTAACAAATTATTTAATAATGCATCCATTATAGATTAAAACACAAATTTATTCACTTTATTTAAAAAATTAGCTTCAGATACCCAAAAACTAAGTCCATTCCTTTTTATAGATAATAATGAACAATTACTCTCGGGTAAGGCTATACAGAAGGTGATAGATATAAAAAATGTAATTTTACATGAAAATGAATGGCTGTCACCAGTTCATGATCCAATAATAGATAATAATTATTATAAGCCTTTACCTATATAAATAGCAGCAAATATTAGAAATTTAATTAATTCTTATATTAAAAATAGATAACTGAGTTCAAATGTATATTAAAGATTTAAAGTACTTAAGAATAAGAAAAAACAAGGGTTCTCTTTAACATATTATGAATATATGGAAGGAAACAGACCTAAATTTCAATTAGACACATTAAGAAATTAAACTAACAGTGATCTTTTATCCTTTGTTGATGATTAATATGGTTCAGATTCTTCAAATTAAATAGTTAAGCATGAGTTACAAGATATCAATTTTGAATTTGAAAGCCCAAATTAACATACAGAAATAATAACCAAAAGTAATTATGACTTTGTAAATTTCTTCCCACAATCACATGATATAAAATCTTTAAGAGATGATGTTATTAAAGAATAATTAGAGTAAAAGAATGATTATGAAAGTAAAATTAAAAAATAGAAATTATCACAAGAGTTAATTAAAGATTCTATAAGTTCTATGTCAGCATAATTAAAAGGACAGTCAACACCAAAATCATCAAGACCATTTATGATACCATTTCCCGAAATAACAGATCTAGAGTAACAAGATAATTTCTCTTTCAAATAATTCGGTATAGATTTGATAACAAAATAAATATTTGATAACCTACCGAATAACACTTAAAAGAAAAGATATGGACCTAATATTTTAATAAAAGATTTAAATGATGATTTGAAAATTATAACTAGAGACCTATCTATTATATGGATAAAAGATAATCAAGATTATATCGAGAGGTTATCATTATATAAAAATAAAAGATCTTCAAAATTATTAAATAGTATTAAAAGGAGAAATATACCAAAAAAATTGCTCTATAGACAAAATAATAACCCAGACTAAATCAATAAACTGGAAGAGTAAATTGAGAAAAAGAAGGAAATAACTGGTGCTTTAAAAGAAAATTTAGATTCTAACAAAAATAATACATTTATAAAATTAGACGGAAAATTAACTAAATTAACAGAGGATATACTTGAAAAAGAGAAAGTTATTCATGAATGTTAAGATACAGATTATGATTAAGAGTGGTTGTTTAAATAATTGAATGAAGAGGTAAATTGTAAAACTGAAATAAGGTAAAGTTAAGAAAATTAAATAGATTTTTTGAAAAAAGCTGAAGAATCCACAGAAGATGCAATGTTATTCAGAATTAAAGAGAGATTGCATATCATTAATGTATAATGTTTTCCATTTTATGAAAAAGAAGAGAATAATATAAATATTGGATTTTATATCACGTTTAACTTAAACTTTAGGTTATTAATCATCTATCAACTATCCTAAGAATGTTGTTGCTGTTGATAATATGGCTTTGAATGTTAAATTGTTAGTAATCGGTGGAATGCCTATGTCCAAATGCAATAATAGTAGAAAATTTAAACTGATAATGCCTTAAAATACAAGAATATTTAATTTTATAAACAACAACAGAAGAGGATTTTAAACAAAATATGAAGATACTATGGAAACTGATTGGATTATATTAAATGAAAAATAGATCAGGAAGAGTATATCTATAGTATATCAGTTTTTGAATTAAACAACTTGTACTATTGAAAAATAAAGTTTGACAAAACAATTGACTACTGATGAAATACAAAAAATATGGGATTTAGAAGGTAAAAATATAATGTTAAATGTAATATTATTGTTGAATAATAGAAGGAAAACTGAAGAAGGCTTCCATAATCTCAGATAGATTTTAGTCAATTGTCTTAGTGAATAGAGTGATTTAACCGGTATTATAGAGAAAATATTTTTCAAACCTAAAGATCATCTTCAATAATTATTACTAAAGAATCTTAGAGACAATTAATTAAAATAATATGATAGACTCCAATCAGTGAATTTAAATTCTTATGAACAGTCTAAGGCAAAAATATATAATCCTATAACAAATACAGATTGTAGTACTTTATATAGTTTTACAAACACCATATAATCAACCTAATTAATGACTCGTTGCCCTGTTGACCAGAAGAATGAACAATTTAACAACTTTTATAAATTAATGGAAGAGCACAAAAAGTGGTTAGACAAGACTGAATTATTTAAGAATGAATCATACAATCTTCTTGAACAATTAGATATCTCAAAATAATATAAAAATAATAAATTATAAGACAATATTTAATCATTTTCATCTAAAACTTGCTATTATTCTGGATAATTATTAAGTTGCTATATTAGAAATTTAAAATCAGTGAGTACATTATAAAATGACTGGAATAAAATTAAAAATTTATCAATAGTTGAAACTGCAAATTCTTCAGGAATCAGGTATAAATTGAATAAAGAAAGTTTCTTTGGTAAGAAAGGTCACTAGGTCATGACATCTGAATTATTAGATTAATTTGAAGACAATAAATTTGATATTAATGAACTGATAGATTTAGCTGTAATAAATAAATCAAAAGCTAACCAGAAATTTAATGATATTGATATTAAATTTATAAATAAGCTTCCTTTATTAACTGAGCAAGATCCTAATCTTATATTCCATATAGTAGATAAAGATCAGAGAGCGG